TGCTCCTCGTTGGGTGTGTGCTCTTGTGTGGATAAACACGAGTCTACACACCTCTTTACGAGTGTCAATACATTTTCAAAAACAAAGGGCCGAGCACCTTTCGGTACTCGGCCCTTCCTGCCCTGCGGCTACGCTGCCATGAGGTAAACCTGCGCCGGCAGCTCGATATGCTGGAGTTCCACATCCTGAACGAAGTGGCCGGCACCGTAGGACGGCACCCTCTCCGATTCTTGGAGAACGAGGTAGCCGTCCCCCAAGTCTTCGAGGATCACGCCCTCGTCTTCACTGACCCATGCGCCACTGGCACACGGTGCCACCCACACTGATTGACCCTTGTTGAAACGCCCCATGATTTCCCCATGTTATCTACTGCGGGAGACGATCACCTTCAAGCTGACATGTAGCGCATTTGCATAACGTTCGATGGTGCTCAGGCGGAAGTCTCGATTGTGGTATTCGATGTTTTGCACGAGGGACTGCGAGCATTCCATTCGCTGAGCAATGCACTTCTGGGTGAGACCCTGGCGCTCTCGTTCTGCCTTCAAGGCTTCGCCGAGCTGCTGTGTAAGCATCCTATATCCTGTCTTGGTATTTGTGTATAGGTTTTTTGAAACTTAACTGTTTAAGAACATATCTTGCAAATGTGATGCGAGTTACTTTCGGGTACTGCGGAAATCCTGCGGAATACCTGAGAGTAACCTGCGAATATGCTAGGAGTCAGGCGGGTGAGGCCACCTTCGACTTCTCGAATCCCTTGGCGGGCTCACAGAGCTCGGCGTGAAGCTTCCTGTCGCGGTTGCTGTGGTCCCAGGTGGTCCAGTAGCTATCCCACTCGATGGGCTCCCCACAGTGCCGGCACTTCATGGGTTCACCTCGTCCCGGGTTTCCTCAATCCAAGCCAGCACTGCGGCCTCAGTGGCCCCGGCGATGCCATACACATCGTCGTTGCTGCGGCGCCTCACGGTGTACAGCGTGGGCAGGGGTGCCTCCCCGGGGCCGACAGTGGGCTGCTCGGAGGTGATGTACAGCTGCGTGTTGCCGCAGGACTTACCCCGGCAGCACCAGCGTTCCAGAGACTCCGGCAGGGCGCTCATGCTGCCGGCTCCTTGGTCCCGAACTGCACGAGCAGCTGGGCGTCATCGGGCTCCCAGCCCTCAATCTCGTCGCCGCAGTTCTCGCAGACACCCTGGTTGTTCACCTCGGCGTGCTCGCAGGTCTCGGTGCGCTTGGCTCGCAGCTCGGCTTCAACCTGCTCGTGGTGATCGCCGGCCCAGTCTGTCCAGTCCATGTACTTGGTGCTCATTGTCCTAGTCCTTCCATTCGGTGGTCATCAGGTGCAGGGAATTGTCGGAGAGCCAGATGGACACCGGCTCGTCCATCGTGACGGCGAACGATGAGCCGCGCTCGATGAGGAAAGCTGCCACGCGGACGGCCTTTAGCGGGTTCACGGTCATCCCATAGGGGAACACCGCCGGGAGAGCGCTCTGATAAGTGCTCCTGACCTTAGCCGCCCTGTTCGACTGGTAGTGGACCCGCTCGGCAAGACTCAGCCGGTTCCACTCATCCTCCGTCAATCCGTGAAACTCCCAAGCGTTTTTCTCTTGATTTGCCATGATCTGCTCCTTTTGTGTGGTTGTTCCTTGCTTCAGACAGTACACCCGTATTCGAGGGTGTGCAAGAGTTTATTTCCACAGCCTTTTCCACAAACACACAGGCCTGTGGACAAAGAACAGCCCCGCACCATCAGGTACGGGGCTGTTCATCGGACGGGGGTGTCAGTCTGTGTACGGATTATCCACCAACTTGACTCGCCCGGTGTAGGTCTCATCGAGCAGGCTTTCCAGGAGGTTGGCCTTGCGCGTTATCTCGCCCTTGGGTGTGGACTCGAACAGCTCTTGGCTGCCGGCCACGAGCTCCTTGGACTCGCGCTCAGCGGTGAACCACTGGCCCTCGAAGTCGGAGCCCTCGGCACCGTGCTTCTTCACCAGCGCCCGATCCTCCGAGAGGAGCCAGCCCACGACACCTTGGTGGTTGTGGTGCAGCCACTTCTCGTCCGTCACGGTAGTGTCTGCGACCTCCTCCAGCTGGGCCGCTTGCTGCTGGACCTGCTGTTGCTGTTGACGTTCCGCCTGTGGGATGAAGGTGTTCACGTTCACCTGCTCGGGCAATACCCCGAGCGCCTGAAGCCGTCCACGCAGTTCGTATATCCAGACCGTGTTGTTGGAGCCGAGGTCCCGAAGAATCGACTGCGCCGAGCGCCCCTCCGGTCCTGACATCGCCTGCATCACGGCCTCGTCGCGGGCCTTCTGCAAGTCAATCTTGTCCTGACGCCATTTGTCATCGAACTCAGAGTTGCGGGTGATGATGGCCTCACGGAGGCGTGCTATCTCGGCGTTGTCGCGGTCATCCATTGCCTGGATGTCGCGCTTGGCTTTTGCTCTATCAGCAGAGAACGCCCTCCAACGCCTCTGCAGCTCGATCATGTTGTCACTTGCCATGTACTGTATGCTCCTTGGTTTGCTCCTCGATTGTATAGCTCCTGATTTCTCGATACTGGCACACGGGCATAGACATAGCAATCAATTTTAGGGGTAAGTACCCAACTTTTTTGCATTGAGTGGAAAAAATCAGAGGGGGTGCCCCTCTAGCTCAGTGGTCCGAGCAGTTCATGGTTTGAACCATTTCCGCAGGTGAGAAGCCTGCGAGGGCTGCATTTCCCATCGCCTCATACAGTACAGACTGGGCTGCCCAGATGAACGCATTGTGTTTTGCGGCGAGTCGTTCGTTCTCCCGAGCAACGTCCTCGCGATAGGTCCGCATGGCCTGCTCGTACCCCTTGTGTGCCAGATCGAGCTTCAGCAGTGCGTCTTCACCCTGCGGGAAGTCGGGCATGGCGCTCATGCCTGGGCCTGCGCTTTGCGGATCGCGTTGCTCAGTGCATCGGCGGTGCGGGAATCGAGCGCGTAGAGCTCGCCCTCATCGGCGCCGGCCATAAAGGCGAAGTAGGCCGCGTGTTCGAGCTCTGCATCGAGCTCTGCTTCCTCGGCAGCCATGTCCCGTTCAAACTGCTCTCGGCGGTGCTGCATCTCCAGGCGCCTGACGCAGTGCTCGGAGGCCACGGCCTCGACCTCCTCGATGAGGAGCTGCGGGCTCTGGCGCACTGCTGCGTTGAGGACTTCCGGCTTGGTCAGATCGGTGCGCAGCTCGCGCTCCAGGTCCCCGACGCTGATCTTGGTGGCCCGACGTGCCCGGTTCTTGTTGATGCTCGTGACTGTGCTCATGGCTTCTCTACTCCTTTAGTGCGAGACCTTACGTTTGCTACCTGCCTCTGTACTCTCTCACAGAAAAACATGAAATTACAGGCATGTCATCAAGATTTTCCCAAGGTTTCCCCCAGCTCCCCCAGATTTCCCCCCACATTTTTCGGGCGGGACCTTCTTTACCTCTTCTTGCAGGGTTGGGCCGGCAGGCATCGGGGAGCCGGCTCTCGCCCTGGGCGAGCTGCACCGGAAGTGGGAGTCCGACTCTCGGTTGTGGTAGCCGGCTGCTATTGAGCCGCATTATCAATAACCCATTGCCGGCCCTTTATCCCTGGCCAATTGGCGCCACTGCATAGTTATTAGAGGCAGCTGCATTTACTGTCTAGGTCGATAAAATTAGGGGTAGACAGACCTAGAAAGAGGGGTAATGTTGCTCTCAGATCACCCCAGCGAAACACTCCACTAAAGGCAGGTACGCAAAATGTTCGGACGCAAAAACACCCCCGCTCCCACCGCCCCCCTTATGACAGTGCAGGACGGTGTAATTGCCGGCGCCTGGGGAATCTCGGATGAGGAATGGCTGAATCTCTCCACTGAGACTAAGCAGGACTACAGGGACCGCGTTATCTACGCTCCCAATCTCCACACGGTATGAGTTCCGCTGAATCCCGGGCCGCTACCCGCGATAGGTGGCAGGCCGGCACCGTGGCCACTAGGGCCGCTGTAGTGCTTGACTACACACTTGCAACACTATTCACCCTTGCACTAGCCCTTATCGGCTCACTGAACCTCTGAGAACAGGAACACGCAATGAACCTCAACAAATTCACTAAGGCCGAATTGATCCGCTTTATGGAAGCTGACAGGGCCGCACTAAATAAGGCACGTGCCAAGTTCTGGGAAGATACGGCCGATATGCGCCAGGAACTAGCGGACACTAAAGAGGAATTGGAACTCTGCAAGGGTGACGCCGCCGAAAGCCTAGAACAGCATGTAGAACCGCTCACAATCGCCATCACAGATTTTGAAGCGCGCCTAGAGTTTGAAGCAGCTTTCGGAGATTTGAGCACTGAAGCCCTGGGACTCGTAAAAGACCTATTCCGGCACGTGTCAGCCGCCGCTGATAACATCCTCCCCACTTCCCTCCGCCACTAAGGACCACAACATGACTCGGACAACACGCGGCTATGAAGTTTGCATGCGCCAGGACACAAGGAAGGGCAACGGCGAGTTTTTCGCCGTCATACCGTCCGCTTACACAAACCGCCACGGGGAACGCTACTACATGGCCATTGGAAGCAGCGACGGCGCATGGTGCGAGCTCTCCCCCGAGTACCTCACACGGTCCACCAGGACAACGGAAGATTACCCGGAATGGCTCAAACGCTCCATAGACAGCCAACAGGGCTACATCCTCCACACCGTCAAGCGACTAGGTTAGGGCCGGCTAATGCTCCCGAATTTCAAGGCCATAGGCGCCGTATTCCTGCTGTTTATCTGCTTTTTCATCCCCTTCATGGCCTAGGGCTTGACCCTCGAATTCGAGGGTGCTAGGTTTAACTCAACAGACACACACACACACAAAGGAACACACAATGAACAACGGTCATCCGGTCAAGTTGAACGCCACTATCCACCGTTGCACCAATTGGGCTCAGGTAGAGTACGTGGCCGGCTTGGGGCTCCACTTCTACTCCCTGCCGCTGAAGCTGAAGGGTGAGCGGTTGTGGGTACTCTCCAGCCCGCGCGACTACCTTTACGGCCACTTGGATGACTTTGCAAATATGATCATTGCATCCCAGGACGAGCGCAAGCGCCGTTACTTGGAGGACCACGGCCCCAAAGACATGCCGGAGGATATTGCAATGATGGTTGCCCGCAACGGGAACGCGATTCTTGCAATTCGCCGCAACGGGGAAATACTCGTAAACGAGCGCGCTAAGTCTGGTGAACCGGGTTACGCTCGCGCAATCGCCCGGCTGTTGCCCGCTTATCAGTCTGCCCTAGTCGCCCGTCCTAACCTCTTCAACAACTGAAAGGCCTAAGACCATGGCTACCGATTCCAGCACCCGCACATACCGTGCCCATGAGTTCGCAGACCTCTCCCGTTCCATGGCTACAGGCTTCAAGCTGAAAGTCACGGCGGAACACTCGGAGGAAACACGGTCCACAAAGTGGCTCAATGTCTCCGCTGAAGAATTGGAGGCAATTATCAAGTTGCTACTGACCAAAGACTAGTCGCGTTTAGTTGCTCACGGAATCCAGCCGTGGGCAGCTATGCACCACTAGACTACTCACACACTTGGCACACAACAGACAAGGATCACCCCATGAGTCAGGCAACACTTATCAATCGCTTCCGTAGTTCCAAGGTAGTCCACACGGTTGAAAATGGTTTCTGCACCGTGTGCAGTGAGACTGAAGATTGGTTGACCCTCACGGGCCAGGAATGCACTAATCGAGTGCCGGCCGCTGAGTTGGAGCATGGGGATGAAATCTACCTCACCCGCGAAAATGGCAAGTCATCCGCCGGCACGATGGTAGTTACCGGGCTCCACTTCAACGGCTCTACCGTCACTGTGATGACGCGCCTAGGGGACCACGAGTACCCCAGCACTGAACTCGTTCACGTCGCCCCCAGGAGCAACTAACCATGAAGACTCAAAACGTAGTCGCACGGTTCATTCAGCAGGGCAGGCCGTCACAGTCTCCCGTAGTCCGTTTCATCCTGGAAGGTAGGGCCGGCAAATGAAGACTCCAGAGATAACGGCACGTCTCCAGTCGTTGCAAGCAACGGCGCCCGTAGGGCTCACCGGCCTTGACCCCATGCCCTACGGCGAAACACGCTGGAATGGCAGCGTATGGCCAAACATCCAGGTGGACCGCTATAACGCGGAACTGTCACGCATTGCCAGCAGGCACCGGGCCGGCATGGACACGCAAAACCTTATTGACGGGCTCTACAACATGGCCCACGGTTTTGATTGTGCAGGCAAGCCATGAACTACGCGCTCCAGCTTGGAACTCTCGTTATCGTCGTGTGCGGCCTGTTTGTCGCAACGGTTCAACTCATCACCATCTACCGGAATAGGAAATAAGGCCATGGAAGAAGAACCGTCGTACATGATGTTTGCCCGTTCCAACGTTCGAGGGGGTGCCATGACATCTCCCCTTATCGTAGAGGCGCTGTTGTCGCGTATTGACCGCCTCGAAGCTGCCAGACTAGGGGCCGCTACTGACTAGACCCCCACAACCCTCTAGACCCATCCACCTAGACCCCCTATAGCCCTCCAGCTATAGGGGGTCTTTTGTGTGCCCTGGCATGGGCAGGCATGGCTGTAGGCAGGGCCGCTACAGGCGCCACTGTGGAGGGCTGGCAGGGCATGGGAGGGGCAGCGGTAGGGGCATGGGCAGGGGGAGGGCTCTACGGGGCAGCTAGAGGGGCATAACCCTATGTTTCTGTGGAGGGCTGGGCAAAAACAAAGGACGGATGTGTGTCATCCGTACGGATACGTTCGATATAGGGGGGGTTTACACAGTCCATTCTCTAATTTCTATCTATAGATCTATGTCTGTATGTATGTGTGTATTCCAAAATAAATATAGGGGTACATACAGATACCCCGTCCTGGCCCCAACGAGACTAGGGCACGTTGAAACCCCCCCTATTCCGAACACATCCCTCCGAATGGAACGCATCGCTCCTTTACTTTTTCCCCGACGCTGGGAGAAATACAGGATGAGGCTGTTTCCATACCCCTAGGGGTATCGGGGCATGCCGGCAGGGGTGTACCCGGGCTCTGGGATGGGTACATGTGATGCACACCACATAAGTAATTTGATGCATGGGCATGGGTATCTATGCATGCATGTGTGGAGGCTGTGGAGGATGGGGCGCGCTCAGTTCCTGGCCGGCAGCAGCTCCAAACGGGGCCGGCTGAATCCGTTTCAGTGAACCGGGCGTAACCGATATGGCATCGCCTTCGACATACATTTTTATGAACATGAAATTCACCCAGGGTCCGTCTCCCCCGAAACCCGATTCTCAAAAAATCGCCGCTCATTTTTCGGCCAAGGCGCTTCCCCTGTAATTACATTGGTGATATTCTTTTCTTACAGGCACACACATCTAGCAAGGAGCAGCAGTGACCATCACCGAAGACCGCCTCAGCGAGACCCACTTCCACACCCGAACCCTCCGCCTAGTGCACATGGACGCATTGCCGACAGCCGGCTGGTCCTACAAGGGCAAGCAGTACGTCCCCGAGTGGGCGGTAGCCCAGTGGAAACACGGAGAGCCCATCAAGAGCATCAAGGTCAGCGGCAGTGTCCTGAAGAAGGACGGCACCCCGGGCGAGAACAGCACGTCTATTGAGTACACCACCCCGGATCACAAGGGCTGGCGCTTGGACGGCGAGGCCCCGCAGTGGCTCCTGGACCTGTTTGCCGACTCCCCCTACACCACCCCCGAAGGAGCATGACCATGAAAACCACCACCAACCGCCAGCGCGGAAACATCGAGGCCATCGGCTGCCTCATCATCTTCGCCCTCATCGCAATCGGCTGGGGCGCCTTCGCCATCGCCTGGAACGGCGCCCGGGAGACCCGGACCTGCACCGTGGTCGAGAAGCTGGCCACCGGCAAGAAGGACGGTGGCAACAACTACATCCTCATCACCGACAAGTGCGGCCAGCTGCAGGTCGAGGACTCCTGGACCAACGGCCAGTTCAACTCGACCGACCTGTACGCACGCATCCAGCCCGGCACCTCCTACACCTTCGAGACCGTGGGCTGGCGCAACGGCCTGTTCAGCCAGTACCCCAACGTCGTGAAGGTGAGCCAGTGACCCGGGTCCGCGCCTTCATCGCCCGGCACTTCATCGCGGACGATCCGCACCCGCAGTATTCCCTTCTCGACCTTCTCGACCTAGGAGCAAAAGCATGAGCACCCTCAGCAACGAAAACATCAACTTCATCATGAATGGCCTTGAACGCTTGCAGGAGCTCGCCGGCTCGACCGCAGCCTCCAAGGGCTTCCACGATGACCGGCCCGAGAGCCACACCACCGCCGACCGGCGCGACCTCGCCAACTGGCAGGGCAACAAGCTCCTGCTCGTGGTCTCCGAGATTGTGGAGGCCCACGACGAAATCCGCACTGGCCATGCCGCCGACGAGACCTACTACCCGACCAAACACATTGACGACGCACTGTTCCCTGCCGAGCCCCACAAGCCTGAAGGTGTGCCCAGTGAGATTGCGGACGCCGTGATCCGCTGCTTCGACTTCGCCTACACCGAGGGCTTCTCCCTCGCGGACATCATCATCGAAAAGCTTCAATACAACGCCACCCGCGAACGCCTGCACGGAAAGAAGTTCTGACATGAGCAGCGTCAACCCGCACTACGAATACGCGCAGGCAGCCTTCGTAGGAGTCAATGCCAAGGCCGCGCCCGAGTTCAACGAAGCTCTCCGGGCCGACGCTCTGGTCCAAGCCACCCTCGCTGTCGCTTGGGAGACTGGTCGGCTGGCAGATGAGACCCGGACCGCCAACCAGATCGCGCTTTGGACGAACCCTGAGACCTCTTTGATGGACCTATTGACTTGCACACAGATCACCTCCGGAATAGGCAAAGAGGTTGCGACGAAGCTGCTAAACAGCATCCTCGACAGCCTCCTCAGCGAAGGAGCCGAAGCATGAGCCCGTTCAAGGAACCCCAGCCCCGCAAGAACTCGGTCGAGAAGGACGCCAAGACGGTCATCGGCGGGACATGGCCCCCGTACGTCCGGGAGGGCGGCGAGGCCACCTGGAAGGAATGCCCGCCCGACGACGAGGCTGCCCGAGGGGGCACCCCGATCAGGACAGCAGCCGAGCAGATGCTTCACGACCGGGCCAACGTAGTGCCGCCTCTCCGTGTGACCACCTCGACCCTGGACTTGACCGTTCGCAAGGCCGCGCTGGAGGCAGCCTTGACACACGCGAGGAACCTGAACCTCGACAACACCGCGCAGGGCATCACGGGCTTCGCGGACATCTTCGAGAACTACCTGCGCAACGGTAAGCCCTCGTGACCAAGAAGAACCCGGTCATCAGGCCGGAGAAGTGCGGGACTCCAGCAGGCTGGAACTCCCACAACTACTACGGGGAAGCCCAGTGTGCCCCATGCCGCGCCGCGAAGGCCGCGTACACCACCGAATGGCGGCGCCGCACAGGCCGCACCAAAGCAACCCTTGTCCCACTCGCTCAGGAGGAAACATGCCGTTCTACGGCCAAGAAGAATTGTCAGAAGCACCCGACGCGGTGGACAGGCCGCTCAGGACATTCACGTTCGTCTACGAGCCGGACATGGAGCTCATCACGGTCGAGGCCCACCTCATCGAGTTCAAGGCCGGGCACGTCGCGTTCTGGAGGGAAGGGCCGGACAAGGCTTTCCAAGGCACGCTCGTCCTGGCAGAAGCAAACACCAACGTCCTCGAACTGAGAGAGGTGACGAAATGAGCCGACTGGCAGGGCACGAGCTGGCCTACGAGGGCGCACCCTTCAACGCCAAGAAGCAGAGAACCAACTGGCTCATGCAGGGCGTCCGAGGCGTAGGGCGAGGACTCTGCTCGTGCGGGGAGCTCTCTGACAATCTGCCCTCCGGCGCACAGCGCAAGGCATGGCACCGCGAACACAAGAACACCATCAGGGGGCAGAAATGAGCGAGCACACAGGCATTGCAGTCGTTTGGCCGGCGTACTTCGACGGCTCGACCGACACCGAATCGCACGTCACGGCCCTGTTCCTGGGGAACACCGAGACCGCCGAGTTCACCAAGGAGGCGGCGCTGGCAGCCGTCACCCGGGTGTCCAAGTACGGCAGCTGGGGCGACTTCACCACCAAGGGCACCGCACTGTTCGGCCAGAACAAGGACAAGCCGGTCATCCTCCTGCAGGACGGCGGGCTGAGCATCGCGGTCAAGGAGCTCACCAAGCACCTCGTGGCAGCAGGCATCCAGCCGTCCACGATGTTCCCGTTCAACCCGCACGTCACGGTCCCCGAAGGCAGCGTCATCCCGATGCGGGTCAACCTCGATGCGCCGACGCTCTGGTGGGGCAACGAGCGAGTCATCCACCGCACCCACGCCAAGCGCGAGTCCGCCGTGGAAGCGGCCATCACCGCAGTCCGCGAGGAGCACGGTGACTGGTACGCAGGCATCATCGAACATGAGCAGTACCGCCCGATGCTGGTCAGCGCGGTCAATGCGGCCCTGAAGGCTGCGGCATGATGCTCCCAGAGGCTGCCGTTGTGGCAGTAGCGAATGAGTTGCATGACCGTGAGGGTTACACCATCGCACTGGCTGACGCTCCCGAGCACCGGAAGGCCTACTTCTGTACATTGGCTAGGGAAGTCCTCGCAGCCGCAGCCCCCCACTTCATTGCGATGACAGCTCACGCCATCGCGGACGGTATGAAGGCATGGGCTGGTGAGGCCGAGCGCGGCTATGTGGATGGATTCGCTGCCGGGGCCGACGAGAAGGCAGCGGCATGAGCGCCGGCCTGCCCAAGGCACTCACCCGGGGCTACTCGCACGCCTTCACCACCATGCTGAAGGAGGCAGCTGCCAAGGCCCTCACCATCAAGGACTTGAAAGACCTGGATGACGCCGATTTGGAGCGGGAAGCCTCTATCGCCCGGGACAACGAGAAGATAGGCTCGGAGGATGCCGTACATTGAAAAGCGCCCGGAGGTCCATGCGTCGGGCAAGAAAATCTGGTACTCCGACCAGATGAAGTACGCCGAGGGTGAGCGGGTGAAGGCCACCCGGGACTACGGCCTGATCCACTTGGGGGAGGCCGGGACCATCACGGGAGTGCCGGCCTTGACCTCACCCGCGTATCTGGTCATGCCGGACGGTACACCGGACAAGACCCAGCTCGTACCCGAGCAGCACCTCGAAGCGGAGTGATAGACTCGACACAAGCTATTGGAGAGGTCCGGTAGCCCTCTTAGTTAAAGCGGAAGGCCCCCTGCATGCAGCTGGGGGCCTTTCTGTTGCCTGAAAATAGTAGTCAGTTTGCATGCAGGTATGTCCACATGTGATCCCAAACTAACTACTCCCACACCGCATGCACGGTAATCTGGCGTTTTCCCGTCACGGCGCCGTTTTCGCGCTCGTGCAGCTGGATGTGCGAGACCAGCCGGCTCAGAATCTCCCGCTTGCCCCTGGCGGGCAGCTTCGGCCAGTTTTCGAGCAGCTGAGGCACGATTTTGACAGGCTGCACCGCCGAATTGGCCTGCACCAGCCTCAATCGGGCCTCCAGAGCCTCCTTTTCGGCCTCCAGCTTGACCTTCATGCGGCTGTAGACCTCGGTGGAGACCTCCCCGTCGAGGTATTTGAGGGTCAAACCATCAATACGGAGCTGGTTCTTGCTCAAACCGTCCGTAAACAGCAATTGCTTGCGCGCGAGCCCACTGGCGGGCTTGACCTCCAAAGTAGATGCTTTTGCATCTACCTCCTCCGCGATTTGGCCCAGCCATGCTAAAACAGCCTCCTCGACGTACCGATCCGAGACCGTGGAGGCCTTGTGGGTGCCCTTCTGCTGTCCGATGATGCAGATGTACCGCTGGTAGGTCACGCCCTTGCGCTTGATAGCAGCGCCGGCCATCCTGCCGCCACACGGGCACCGCACGAGCCCGGAATAGGCGTAGTCGGAGGCCTCGGCACGGTTCCTCGTGCTCCTGGAGTCCCGCCGAGCGCGGTACTGGAGCCATTCGGCCTCCGTGATGGCCGCCTCGTGGGCTCCCTTGACGTGCTCTCCCTTGCTCCAGACGTAGCCGGCCCCGAAACCCCGGTCCAGAATCCTCCTCAGTGTGCCCTCACGCCAGCCGGTTTCAGGCTCGAAGCCCTCAGAGGCCGCGTAAGCGCCCAGTTCTCGGAGTGTGGCCCCCGCAGTGAAGCGAAGGTAGAGCTCGCGCAGGACAAGGGCGCTGGCCTCGTCAGGGACGTATCCGCCCTGCTTGGTGTAGGTGTATCCGAACCGTGGGAGCCCGTGGTGTGGCAGGCCGTTGCGGATACGTCTCGCGTGGGTCTCCTTCCAGGTGTCCCCGATACGCTCCGACTCGAACGCGGCGAACTCGGTGAGCATGCCCCGCGCGAGCCGCCCGGTCGAGGTGGAGACATCAACTTGCTCCGTGGCGCTCTCGATCCGCCCGCCGTAGGTCTCCACCTTGTCAGCGGCCACGGCCCAGTCCAGGCGCGAGCGCGAGAGCCGGCTCCACTTCCACAGGATGATGACCTCGGCCTCGCGTGACTCCACAAGGTCCATGACCTTGGCGATGCCGGGGCGCTTCCACGTCCTGCCGGAGATACCGGGGTCCGACTCTACCGCCACCACCTCATAGCCCTGCCCCACGGCGTAGTCGCGGCAGGCACGCTCCTGCAGCTCTAAGGAGATGGACTCCTCTTTGAAGGTGGACTGGCGCAGGTACAGGGCGGCTCTGGGCTTGCTCATGACCGGATTCTATCTTTTTTCGAGAATGGGGTTGCCCTATGTTTTTTGTGGTGGTAAGTTTCTCGAACAGGCACACAGACACACAAGGAGCGAGCATGGCAACGAGGGAGCAGGCGATCCAGGAGGCGGCACAAGTGCTGGTTCACTGGCTCACCTTCGAGGAAGCCCTCGAAGCCGCGTAATCAGAATTGGCTGATTGTGAAAGATCAGCCGCAATTTGTACCCGGGTGACCGATAAAAAGGAATCCGGGGAAAGTCCCCGAAGAATGACTGCCGGTATTCCAGAGGCCGGACGCAGGGGATAAGGGCGGAATGGTTGCCTCTGAGCTAGACAGAGGAGAGGGGTTCGATTCCCCTCCCAGTCCACTAGAGCAGCATACGGGCGGTAACCAGTCCGCCGTGATTGGCTCTAGCCGGAGGGCAGTAACCTCTGGAGGGATGCGAGAAGCCTTCTACAAGGCATTGGCTCCAGCAGAGTTCGACGCTCTGCCATCCCACGGGTTCCCATAACCCCCCATGAGAAGGACCGCAGGACTATTCACCCTGCACAGCGAGGCCTCAGATGACTTCCACCATCTGGGGCCTTTCTGTGGCTGTAGACAGAATCGTGCATCTAGTAAACTACAGACATGGAAGAAGGCAGCAATACGCTCGACATGCTCACGGCGCAAGTCTCGGACTATCGCATCAAGGGCTACTCCTTTGACGAGATTTCCGTGAAAACGGGTGTCAAGGTCGAGGAAATCGTCAAGTGCTGGCGCGAGTACATGTCCTCCCAGACGATCATGTCCGCCGAGGAGCAGGCCTTCCTCCAGCTGCTCCGGCTCGAAAAGCTGCTCGTGCAGGTCAACCACAGGCTCCAGTACGCCGACAAGGCCGAGGACTACGAGCTGGTGGTCAAGCTGCTGGACCGCATCGCCGCCCTCCAGGGCATCAACAAGGACATGCAGAAGGACGCCAGCGACAAGCTGCTCCAGATCACGCAGGCCCAGACCGCGCTCATCATGCAGGCCATTTTCGCCATCTCCCACGGTGTGCGCCAACACATCGAGGACACCTTCGAGAAGCACAAGACCATCAAGGCCATCAAGGGCGATCTGCTCGGCCCCGAGTTCACCACAGTGTTCAACAACGAGGCGCAACGCGCCCTGACGCAGGAATCGGAGAAGGCATCATGAGCGTAACAGAGGGCATCTTCACCAAAGACGTGACCGAGATTCTTGACCTGTTCTATGCCGGCGACGGCGCAGAGCCCGACTGGGCCGCGATCCGCACGCGCCTGCACGCGATGGAGGGCTCCTACTTCACGGTCATCATCAACCTGCTCCGCGCGATGTGGGCACAGTACGAGGACCCCGCCAACTTCGAGACCATCATGTTCCGACTGAACCAGGAGCTCGCTGACAAGTGAGTATTCTCGACGCGATGAGAGCTGCCAGCGCCCAGCTGGAGCAAGATGCCCTCAACGAGCGCTACAAGACCGACATCGCCCTCTGGGCCAAGGACAAGCTGGGCTACACGCTGTGGTCCAAGCAGGTTGAGATTGCCAACGCGCTGCTGAAGTACCGGCGCGTGGCAGTGAAGTCCGGGCACGGTGTCGGCAAGTCGTTCGTCGCGTCCATCATCATCGCGTGGTGGGTGGACACCCGCAAGAACGTGGACGCCCTCGCGGTCTCCACAGCGCCCGTGCAGGATCAGCTCTCCATCATCTGGGGCTACCTGCGCGACCACCACAACAAAGGCAACCTGACTGGGCGCATCACGTTGGAGAACGACTGGCGCGGAGACGATGAGAGCTCCCGCGCCGAGGGCCGCAAGCCCTCCAACACCAACCAGCACGCCTTCCAGGGCCGACACCGCCGCCAAGGTGTGCTCGCGGTCATGGATGAGTCCTGCGGCATCCCCCAGACGATCTTTACCGGCGTGAACGCCATCACCACGGGCCGATTCGACATGGCTCTGGCCATCGGTAACCCCGATGACATCAACACCCCGTTCGGTGACATCTGGAAGAACGATTCCCAGACGTGGCACAAGATGACCCTGAACTCCTACGACTCCCCCAACATCACGGGCGAGCCGTTTCCCGAGGAGGACTCAGGCGGTCTGGTGACACAAAAGTGGATTGACGACATGAAGCTGGAGTGGGGCGAGGACTCCCCGATGTTCAAGTCCAAGGTGCTCGGGGAGTTCTCCGAGAGCAGCACCAGCACCCTGTTCACCGTGGGAACATTGGCCATCGGGCGATACACCGAACTGGCCATCCAACAGGATTCCCGCCCGGTGATCGGCGCCGACATCGCACGCATGGGTGAGGACTACACCGTTCTCTACACCTTTCAGGACGGTGTGCTCCGGTTCCTGGACAAGTGGAGCAAGACCGACACCGTGGAGACCGCTGCCCGGATCATCAAGCATGCCCATGACCTGCACGCCAAAGAGGTCCGCATCGACGGTGTGGGCCTCGGTGCCGGCGTCTATGACCAAGTGGCCCGGGGCTCCGAGGGACGCTTCGAGACCATCGGCATCATCGGCAACGCGGCCTCCTCCGACATCGACAAATGGATCAACGCCCGTGCCGAGATGTACGACGAGGTGCGCCGCCGCATGTTCCAAGGCCAGATCGACATTGACGGCGACGACACTCAACTGGGCAAGGAACTGGGCTCGTTGGAGTACCACTTCAAGAACCAGCGCAGCTCGTTGCAGATTGCCTCGAAAGAGGAAATCCGGCTGAAGACCGGCAAGTCCCCTGACTACGCTGACGCGGCCATGTACGCGGCGATGGAATTGAGCATTGACCCCACCGACCCGGTGGCCAAGCTGAAGCCCGGTGAGTCTTTCGAGACCTCTCCCGAGGACTTCCTGTTCGCCTATGAGTCGGTTATCAGCCCCTTCTAATCCTGTAGGTCTGTAGAAATTCTGGCTGGAGCACCAACTGATAAAATGGGGTGAGGCCGTTCCATTCTGCCGCAGACTTTAGGAGTTCCATGTCCAGGAAAAGCGCACAACGCACCAAGTTCTCGCCGCACGCTGGCACCCAGATGGCGAAGCTCCTGGAGGTCGAGGCCGAGAATAGTGCTCTGAAGGAGATGGCCACCGAACTCTCCGAGTCGATGGCGGACGTGCAGCTGGCGCTGGACAACATCGGCTGGCGCCCGCTCGGGGAAGACCTCGGGGACCTCCAGGAAATCCCGCTCGCCTCGGTCAAGCGGCACACTCAGGTCACCCGAGCCCTCGCGGTCATCAACCCGCTCATCAAGCGCGGCATCGCGGTGCGCGGCGCCTACATCTGGGGCAACGGCATCAACCTCGACGGGCTGGAGGAGACGGACCCGTTCTGGAAGTCCCCGAACAACCAGAAGTACCTGCTCTCCAACAAGGCCCAGCTGGAGATGGAGTCCTGCCTCAGCACGGACGGCAACTTCTTCCTGCTGGTGACCAAGAAGTCCGCCAAGGTCAAGGTGGACAAGGTGGCCCGCATCCCGTTCAACCAGATCACCGGAGTCATTTCGGACCCGGACAACGCCGAGGACATCTGGTTCTACCGGCGCGAGTGGGCCACCATCGTCACCCGTCCCGGCTCCGATGAGGAGGACCGGATTGAGAACGTGGAATACTACCCGGCCATCGACTACGACGAGGACGAGCACGGCAGTCCCGTCCGCTTCAAGTCCAAGAAGGTCAACTGGGATTCCCGCATCGCCGGCCACTCGGTCAACAAACAGAGCGGCTGGAAGTGGGGCGTCCCTGACCTGCTCGCCGTGATCTTCTGGGCCAAGGCCCACAAGGAGTTCCTGGAGAATCAGGCCACGCTGGTCAAGGCCTACTCCCGCTTCGCGTGGAAGGTGGCTGCCCCGAGCGCCGCCAACGCACGAGCAGCCTCCACCAAGGTGGGCACGGCCCCGTCCATTGACCCGATGACCGGACAGCCGCAGGGCGTGGGTGCCACGGCAGTGACCGGACAGGGCACCACCATCTCCTCGGTGGGCCGTACTGGTGGATCGGTGGACTTCAAGGCCGGGCTCCCTCTGGCCGGCTACGTCGCGGCGGGCCTGAACGTGCCGCTGAACGAGCTGACCGCTGACGCGGGCGAGGCCAACCGGGCATCTGCCGAGACCCTTTCGAGCTCCAACGAGAAGGTCATGAAGGCTCGGCAGGCCGAGCACAAGATGTTCTACGAGTCGATCTTCAACTACCTCGGCATGGAGGTGAAGGTGTCCTTCCCCAAGATCGAGGAGGAGGCCGTCTACCGCCAGGTTCAGTCGATTGTCTCCCTGCTGACCCTGAACGTCTTCAGCGACGTGGAAATGCGCAACCTCGTCATCCACGCGATGGGCATCATGGACATGGACCCGGACAAGGTGCCGACCAAGGAGGAGCTGGGCAACCTGATCTTGCAGGCCACGATGGCTGCCGAGGCTGCTGACAAGGCGGCTGCGCAGGCCGAGAAGCTGGCCAAGGAAGCTCCCGCTGCTGGAGCCCAGCCCGGTGTGCCCGGAGCAAAGGGTCCGACCGTGAAGAAGGACGCATCGACAGCCCCGTCCAATGGGGACAACTCATATCGAGCGGACGGCCAGAAGGCTGCCCGCACAGGCGCAAAGGGATAGGAACCCAATGGACATCAACAGCATCACCCTGGCCGTGCAGACGGTCCTGCGAAAAATAAATGACTCACCCACATTCCTGCCAAAGCCGTCCGGCGACACGACTGGCGCAACCGACACGGCGGCGCTCAATACTGCCCTTGCGCGGGGCGGTGTGATCCGCCCGAACCCGCTTGTGTCGTCACCGCACTACTACATCAACGCGCCACTGGTAACAGCCCAAGGCGGCAACACCGATATCGACTGGGGAACGTCCGTCATCACCGAACTGGACGGAAGCAACTGCAACATGCTCCGTAACTGGTCGGCACAGCATGCTAACCGGACCTTCTCGGACGGTGCGATCACGACGGGGACCGCGACTCTCACGAGCGCCTCTGCGAACTTCACCAGCGCTGACATTGGTCAGACCGTAGTGATTCCGGGCGCCAATGTGAGTGGGGCAGGTACGGCGGCGGTTACTGCCCGAATCACAGCGGTCAACAGCACAACCAGTGTCACCATCGATACGCCTGCCTTCACCACCGTCAGCGGCGCATCGTGCAGCATCTTCTACCGGGATAAGAACATCACGGTCAGGGGCGGCTTCTGGGACCGAGGCTACAACGGCTGGGTGAACAACCAGGACCCGCTCGCATCCAATCTGCTCTAC